TTTTGATGGTGCTACTGCTGGAAGGGATGTTGTTTTTGACAGATCAGATAATGCTCTTGAATTTGCTGATAATGCAAAGGCAAAATTTGGAGCAGATGCAGATTTAGAGGTGTACCATGATGGAAGCCACTCTTACCTTTTAGAAAATGGTACTGGTGACTTAAAAATAGAGACAAATGGTACAGCGATACAACTAGGTAAATCAAATGGCGAGGTTTGTGCAAAATTTATTCCTGATGGTTCAGTTGAACTCTATGAAGATAATGTAAAGAAATTTGAGACTGCTAGTGGGGGTGTGAGTCTTACAGGAGGAGCAGCAGCTAATATAACAGCCCTTTCTGACGGAGCAACAATAACTATAGACATGGCTACAGCCTGTCATCATTCAGTAACACTAGGAGGTAACAGAACCTTTGCAGCACCTTCAAATCAAGCAGTAGGTCAAGCTGGTTCAATATTTATTACACAAGATGGTACTGGGTCTAGGACAGCATCATTCAATAGTGCTTTTAAATTTGTAGGAGGTACAGCACCAACTTTAACAACAGGAGCAGGGCTGACAGATCGCATTGATTACATTATTCTGTCCAGTAATGTTATACATTGTGCAGTTTCATTGGACGTTAAGTAATGGGTTTTTACGATGCGATAAGAGTTGGAGCTTCTGGTGCTGCTGATAGTGCCTTTACGGTAGATCGTAGTTTAAGGTTTAATCCTAGCGATAGTCCTAACTTAGCTAAAACTTTTGGCACTTCTACAAACGTAAGAAAACGCACACTTTCGGTATGGGTTAAAAGATCAAAAATAAATGATGATGGAGGACAGGTTTTTTTTGAATATTCCTCTGGCGGTTCTGGTGGTTCCATGATGTTTTTAGGTCAAGGTACTGGAATTGGAAATAACGATCAAATACAAATTAGTAATAGAAATGCAACATCAGGTTCTGGAGATTATTCATTATTAACAAATGGTTTTTTTAGAGATCCTAGTGCTTGGTATCACATAGTTTTACAGTATGACACAACACAATCTACTGCATCAGATAGATTAAAACTCTATGTCAATGGTAATCTGGCAAGTATTTCATCTGCTTCATATCCATCACAAAACTATGATTCAACTGCCTTTTTAGCTGGTACAGCATCAGCCCACAACATAGGCTATGGTATTGCTACTGGAGCTGCAAATTATTTTGGTGGTTATATTGCAGAATTTAATTTTATTGATGGACAAGCATTAACACCTTCATCTTTTGGAGAGACAGACGCAACAACAGGTCAATGGAATCCTATTGATACATCAGGATTAACTTTTGGAACAAATGGATTTAGACTTAAATTTGCAGATAATTCTGGCACAAGTGCGACTACATTAGGCAAGGATTCAAGCGGTAACGGCAACAACTTCACACCATCTAATTTTTCTGTAAGTGCTGGAGCCGGTAATGATTCTGTAGAAGATACACCTACTAATAATTTCTGCACAATGAACTCTATAGATAAAGATAGTAGTGTTTCTGTATTAGATGGCAATTTAAAAGTAAGTAATAACAACCAAGTATGGGCAGGTATTAAAGGAACTTTTGCTGTTTCATCTGGTAAATGGTATTACGAAATGAAAGGTAGTGATAATAATTTATTTTGTGGTTGGGCATCTGATGATTTAGATACTTTTTTGGCATCACCACAAGATAATAATACTGTTATGTCAGCAGGGGTTTTAATACTTGTAGGTACAAGTGGTCAATATCAACTAGATACAGGTGGAAGTGGAACTAGAGTAAATTATGGGTCAGCTTTGTCTGCAAATGATGTTTTAGGTTGTGCCATTGATCTTGATAACAATACAGCACAATATTATATAAATGGTACAGGTCAAGGATCTATAAATATTTCATCATCAAAATTAGCTACAAAACAGGTTCATCCATATTTTATTTCATATTACACAGCACAAAATTATACATTTAATTTTGGACAACAAGCATTTGCTTATACCCCACCAACAGGATATAAAGCACTAAATTCAGCAAACTTACCCGACCCAACAATACTGCTACCTAATAAACATTTTAATACTTTGCTTTATACAGGTGCAGGGAGTGAACAAGAAGTTAATGGGCTGTCCTTCCAACCTGATTGGGTTTGGTTAAAAGAAAGAACTGGTTCTGGAACTTCACATGGTTTATTTGATTCAGTAAGAGGAAGAGCTGCTGGTCTTGCTTCAAACCAAGACAATGCAGAATATACAAGTTCTGCTTCTAATGATTTAGTCTCTTTTGATTCTGATGGTTTTACTGTAGGTGGTTTTCAAAACTTTTATACTAATAGATCAGGGGGATATAATTATGTTGCATGGAACTGGAACGCTGGCGATACAGATGGCAAGACTTATACAGTAAAAGTTGTTTCTGATGGTGGTAATAAGTATAGATTTGATGATTTTGGAACGTCTGCTGTAACTCTTGATCTTGCAGAAGGTGGTACTTATATCTTCGATCAGTCTGATAGTTCTAATGCTACGCACCCTTTAAGGTTCTATACGGCAGCAGATAAAACTGGAGGAGAATATACAACAGGAGTGACTACAAGCGGTACTGCTGGATCATCTGGTGCGACTGTAACAATAACAATAGCTGCATCTGCTCCTACGCTTTACTATCAATGTTCTGCTCATGCTGGAATGGGAGGGCAGATAAATACAAATTCAACTCTTGGATCAAGTAATTTTGATGGATCAACTCAGTCAACTGCGAAAGTAAGTGCTTCGGCAGGGTTTTCAATAACTGCTTATGAGGGTACAGGATCAACAACAACTGTTGGGCATGGTTTAGGAGTAAAACCAGACGTAATGATATTCAAAAATAGAGATCAATCACATGGCTGGCTAGTTTATCATAAAGAAATAGGTGCGACAAAGAATTTGGGTTTAAATACCACTTCTGCTGTTGCTACTGCTTCAAATAAGTTTAATAATACTGAACCAACAAGTACAGTTTTTACTGTTAGTACGGCTGCGGATTCAAACCAAAGTGGTCAAAGTATAATATCTTACTGTTTCAGCGAAGTAGCAGGGTATAGCAAGTTTGGAAAATATACAGGCAACGGAAATGCCAATGGTACGTTTGTCTTTTGTGGGTTTAAGCCGTCTTGGATACTGATACGAAACACTGTTAATGGTCATAACTGGCAGATTTATGATTCTGCAAGATCAACAACAAACCCAGCCCTTGTTACGCTATACGCCAACCGAGATTTGGATGAGGAAGATAATACAAGCGTGACTCCATTCGATATTCTAAGTAATGGATTTAAAATTAGAAGCACATGGAATGACACTAATCAAAGCGGTAGTTCTATAATTTATTTAGCATTTGCGGAAGCACCATTTAGAAACGCTCGTGCTAGATAAACGAGTATATACTAAAATAAAACTATGGCTTTTAAATTAAACGGAAACCCACTAGCAGTTGATGTTCCCTTTACAGTTGGGGATGTAAACTACCCTGCTAACTGGTTAAGACTATCAACAGCACAAGAGAAAAAGGATCTTGGCATTACTGAGGTTGCTGACGATCCAGTATATGACTCACGTTTTTATAATGGCGATGGAACTGCAAAAGCACTTGATGATGTAAATGCAAAAGATGAAGATGGTAATTTATTGAAAGATGAAAACGGAGATCAAGTTGTTAATTTAGGTGTTAAGTCGGTATTAAAGGCACAGGAAAAAGTTACTGCTGGTAGTTTATTAGCAAAATATGATTGGTACGTTATAAGAAAATCAGAGAAATCTACAGCAATTCCTTCAGCGATTACAACGTATCGTGATGGAGTGAGGACAGCTTGCAATACAAGGGAAACAGAAATTGATAACTGTAAAGATACAGCAGCTTTGGTTACTCTTTATGGGTCAACAGAAAAAGATGGTGTTGTAACACCTAACATGACACAATATCCAGAAGACCCTAACGCTTAAATTCGTGCATTTGCCTTGTCATTAAGCCCATCGTGACGTAGAGAGGAGATAGACCTATAATTAGCAGTAATGTAGCGAATGTCATAACTGACATAGCTCTAATAATTGCAAATTTTATCATGTTTCAAAAAATTGCTAATGTTTTGAGTATTGTTTCATTCCTAATGGTAACTTCAGTTATTGGTGGAGGATACTTTGGATATAAGTATGTAACATCAGAACAATTTAAAACAAAACTGATGAATGAAGTTATAGGTAATGTTCAAGGAATGATGCCAAAGGTATTAAATAATGCTTTACCAAGTACAACAGGTCAATCTATTCCTTTCCCTAAGAAATGAATTGTTGGCATTGTAAAACTGAACTGATTTGGGGTGGAGATCATAGTATGGATGAAGAAGATTATCCTTGTTCTTCTGCTGAATACAGTATGGTAACTAATCTTTCTTGTCCTAACTGTCATTGTTTTGTAGAAGTATATAAACCAAGAGATGCCTATGACTGAAATACCTGAAATTTATATTCCTGAAATATACGTTCCAGAGATTCCAGAACCTTATAGCCAGCATTATATTGAGATAGCAAAACCACCTGATATTGATGTTCCTGGTTGTACTTATCAGCATCGTGATATAAAAAATACAGGTAATCGTAATTTGTTATTAGAAGATCCTAATGGGGTATATTCAACGTGTGATTTTCCGTTTCCTAGTTTTATTCCTCTTGACTATACACCTGAGAATTTGGTCATTACAGAAGAAGTTCCTGTTACAAATGAAACTCCACCCTTGCCAGAGACAAAGCAACCAGAGATCCCAGAACTACTAAAAGATAAAGATATTGAATTAGAACCTTGCCCTGGAAAAGCAGATCAAAGGGTAGGAGATTTTCGTAACGAAAAACGATTGGAACGTGTTATTTCACATAAAAGAGGAGAAGATGGGATTGAATGTATAACTGTTTATGAAAACGTTCCATTTAAAGATCAGTACATTCCAGAAGTTTCTACTATTGTATCTACTGCTGTTATTGGCTTGGTCGCTGCCAGTAGTCCACTTCTTCTTAACGCAGTAAAACCATTAGTAAAACAGATAGTAAAAAAGCTTACAAAGAAAAAAGATAAGTTAAAATAAAAGAACCCTATTCGACATGGCAATGGATAGGGCGTCTAGGTAGGCAAGTGTAACCGTGCTTGTCTACTGCCAAATTTGGTATATAATACTGATAAGCGATAGGCCCTTCATCGAGCTGTGAGAGCAGCCAACGCCCTGGGGGAAAGACCTATTGCTTATTTTATTTTGTGTGTATGTGGGATAACTTGACCTGGGGGTACTGTAACAACAATGTCACGGCAAGTAATTGCACTAGGACTACCAGGAACGAAACTGACTCCAAGTTTTGCTTGTTCCGCACATATTTTTAACCTATGCAAACTAATCTCTAATTTGGTTTTTTTATACAATAATTCCTGATTTTTAATATTAATTTCTGTTGCCCTATGACAAAGTGCTGGAGACTTGCCTAATGGAATATTTAACTGAGCAGAGATACCATAATTTAAATTAAAGTTCTCTTTTTCAAATCTGGGAGTTTCCTGTACATATTTTATCGCTCCAGTATTCTCGTCATAAATATTCTGTTTGGTAACGGTTTCTCTAGGTAATGAAAATGTATGAGAGTCGGTTACATACGGAGTGATTGTAAGACTAGGAGAAGCACAAACAATACCCTGACTCATACGAAAAGAAGGCATTGATGACGGGGTTATCATGGTAGCATTATTATTAACTACCCCTTGTGCATTTGACGATGGCGATGCGACTGTAGTATTGGCAAAAGCCTTTGTAGGACAGAGAAGTAAAGCTATTGCCCAAATGTAGTTGTAGTTTCTACTGTGGTGCTTGTATTTATTGTTCTTTGTATTGTCGTTACTGTATCTAATCCTGGTGTTATTAGAGTTTCTTGAAGAGAAAAGGCTGATCCTGGAGTTGTTATTGTCCATCTTGGAACAGAATCTAAGTTTGGCGAAGTCCAACTAAAACTTACACCTCCAACTGTCTGTTCTGTAAGAGTGGTAGCGGTGGGATTGATATAGCTGTTTGTATCGGCACTTTCAATATTATGTCCTGATGCGGAGTAGGAATATCCTGTACGATACTGATGACTTGTGATCGTTTCATTTATTACGGATTCAGAAGTTGAAGAAGTCTGACTCGAACCACTACGAAATTGTGGAACGACAGGAACGGCTAATGTCCTTATAGGTAATGCTAATAAAACTAACAGCCAAAGTCTAGTCAATCGTAATACGGACAGTAGTAGAACCAACGCAGCTAGTACCTGATCCTCCAGCCGTGCAGGTATGAACTCCGCTACTTAAACTCGTTAGGGCAAGATTTCCAGCAGTTCCTCCACTTCCCACCGTTGTTTGGCCAGATAAGTGAGGTATCGAAGCAATTCCACTGGAAGGAGTTATTGCAGATGGTGTGGCATCTCCCATCGTAATGGATTCTGTAAGAGAAAATGCAGAACCAGCACTTGTAATAGCTTTGTCAGTTTGAATTAAAGCTGGAACTCCGCTAGTCAAGCTAGAAACATTTAGTCCTCCAATCTGACCAGAAGTAGTGCTGCCACCAGAAGTTACAGATGGAGTGATGTTGTTTCCTGATATTGAATAAGTCGTTCCTAATTTATTCGTAACAGAGTACGGCATATCTACAGTGATCTGTGCAGAGGTTACAAATTCCTGTTTTATATCAGCATAAACTGGTGTTGATATAAGAAATAAAAAGGGAAGAAGTTTTTTCATTTTTTATCCTCCTTTTTGTTAACAACTTCCGCACCAAGAATTTTAATGGGTGTCTCTATTCTAATGGTTTGATAGTTACCAGACTGTGTTGCTAATAACTGTTCCACCTCTCTTTTGTTCAGTGGTTTATCTTCTTTTTTATATGTACCATCTCCCCTTTTCTTTGCACCCTCTAATCCAAATGAAGCCAATGCTCCCGTAAGCAAACTGGCAGGGAATGTAATATCTTTTGGTTCGTTACTGTATCCTGGAATTGAAATGTAGTTCAGAGAAACTATAAATCCACTCCAGGCAACAACAACAAGCCTTACTACGACTGAGATAAAGGCTAATTGCTCTTCTTTGTCTGTAATGTTGTCTTTCAGTTTTTGTAGTGGACTTTTTTTGACTTCTTCTGTCATAACTAGGATTTATTAGTCATACTAAGCATAATTATACTTCAAGGCAATGACACAGATTTATCCTGTATTAATAGGAGTGGCAGCAACAGCTTTTGTAATGGTTTTATCTAATATCAGTAGTCGAAGAGACAGAGATATTATCGAATTGTTCCGAAGAGTAAATCAACTTGAAAAAGAAGTAAGTAGGTTAGAAGGCCAGAATCGTTAATCTTTGGTATGTTTGGGAAAGAACATAAAATACTATGTCTAAATTTTTAATCGGTCTGTTTATCAAATTTGGTAAATCTGAATCTCTGCGTAAAGCTGCTTTAAGTCTTTTAAAAGATCTCGCTGCAAAATCTGACAATGATGTTGATGATGCAATCGTCAAAATGATTGAAGAAAAATTATTTCCAGTGAAATGAACATCAGGAAATTTCTCAATATTGATATAGAAGAAGCTCCTACTGAGTTAAAACTATCGGTTGAGATGAGATGTAGAGAAATTATGAAGAGCAATGACTATGACAATATCAAAAGGTATTGCACCCATCTCATAAGACATCAAATGGAACAAGACGTTTTTATTGCTTCAATGTTAGGTAGATTGGTTGAACTAGAAGCTAATCTTGTTGTTCAAGAAGTAAGAAAGACAAAACCTAGAAATCCTATAAAGAAATTTTTTCATATTCCTTAATTTCCTCTTCAGTAAAATCTCTTACTAATAATTTATCTATTTTATCAACTTCATAATTAAATTTAAGAATTGCAGTTCTTATATGATCTGCAATCCATTCTCCATCTTTATAAATGACTTGTGCTTTACCATTTTCTTTTATAAAAACGTAATGATCTTGTCCTCTTAACTGAATATCCAATAAATTCTTCTCTAAGTTTTTACGTCTTATTTCTTTAAGTTTGCGTAACTTAATAACTGAGGCTTTTTGTGAATTTTTCATTTCTCATAAGTAGTACTAGGAGGTTTAATCCAATAACGAACTCCATTAATAATTTTAAAATGAATATTGAGGTTAGGATCTTTCACTAAATAGTTGTTTGTTTTTTTTTGCATAATAAAAATGAGGACTTACATTGACAAATCTTACAAAACCAAATGCCTCTTAATTAGAAAGGTAACTCGTCAGTAGAAGGTGCGTTTTCTATCTTCTGTGGATTAATGTTGCCAAATACTCCGTACTGCCCTTCCATCGCTTTAGAGAAGATTTGTACACATTGAGTTTTAACTTTTTGTTTCTTTTTAAAATCATATACTTCGCCTTCTTTGGCTTTTGTATTCACTAAGTTTTGTAAATGATCTATTAAATGGGTAACAGAGTCAACAGGAATTGTTAAATTCAAAACTTGTTGTCCTTCGTTGAAACGATCATCGCCAATATTCCATTTAATAGGAAGAGGCAGTGCTGGATTAAAGTCAGCCATAATTAATTAAAAAAGTTGTTTAAAAGTGTATTGAAAAAGGAATTAAAAGTAAGTTTTTTTTGTTTACAATGATCCTTTATTTTAGCAGTAAGTTCGTCATTGGTTCTGACGCTAAAGATGTTTTTGTTCCAATCTTTCTTACGTTGCTGTTTGCGAAGAAGAAGCTCTTTGATAACTTCTTCTCTCGCACTATTTACAAACTCATCTGATGTCATAAGCTTTCATCTATTTTAGAAATTGCAAGAGCAAGAAACTCTCCATGTTCAGCAGTAGTGATATGTCTGGTAATTTTTGTATCTTTGATACCAAACTTCTTCCTAAAAGATTCAACAACTTCTTTCATTTTTTCAGGATGAAATTGATGTAATGTTGAAAGTTTTTCAAGAATGACTGCCTTTGCATCTTTGGTAATAGGATCAGGAAGTTTTTCTAAAACAGAAGTAGGCTCTAACTTTTGATTAGGTTTAGAAGGAGTTTTTGCAACGCCTGTTTTTGGTGGTGGTGTTTTCATTAAAGAGTTACCATCATCATCATCATTAGCTAATCCGTAAACAGAAAGTAATCCGTATCTGCGAGCATAGGTCTGTGCTGAACCTGCTTCCTGATGAGCGTTTTTTACGTTACCTGGAATTTTAGGAACAGGAAATCTGCTAATTAAAGGTTCATCTCCAGAAACGTGCATCAATTTAGTGATGACTATTGTAATAATTTCTCCTTCAGGAGTAATTACAAAGTCATTCAACTGTGTGTGACAGAGACCAAATTCTGTGGCTGGTTGAACAGCAAGTAGAGCTTGAGCCAATGTAGTGTATTTGCTTTTAAAGAATGGATTATTACCATCTAAACCAGCAGCGTGATGCTTTTGCTGGAAAGCGTTAAGAGCTTCAACTAGGGTCGAAGGCTGTTTTGTGGCCATTAGTAATTGTTTACTTGATATGTATATTACATGAATATCATGTTTACTGCAAGGCAGCTTGTAATAATGTATTAAATTGTTCTGGGGTCAACACTATTCTCCATTGTCCTCCTCTAAACCTAACCATACTGGCAACGAAGTCCACACCTGCATTTTCACGTTGCGTTTCCACTTCTCTAGGTTTTACAAGACAAGCTTTTGATTTGTCTTTCCAATCGCATATCTGCACTACACAATTTGGTATTCCATAAATATCTCCAACATCTCCAGGAATCCCTGCTGATAAATTACGTTGACATTCAAAACCAGTAACCTCTGTTAAAAGTTCTGCTGCTTCTCTCTCAGCTTTATCTCCTTTACGTTTTTGTGGATTACTCATTTACAAGATCATTAGGTTCTATATCTTTCTGTAAAAGTTCAACAAGATAACCTGTTTGCTCATGTAAATCATCTATCTTTTCATCAATATCTGATACAGAATAAAGTCCTGCATCAAACTGTTTCATCTGATCTAAATAAGCACTTCCATATTTATTTATTTGATGATAGAGGACACCATGTAAGTCTTGTAAACTTTTTTCTGCTGCATATAAAACATCATGTAATTTTTTACATTCAGAATAAGGATCTACTTCTTGTGTATTTCTTTCTTGTTCCCATACTGGAGTAGTAGAAGTTTTGGGTTGTTCGTATGTTGTATTTGTTGATGCCTGATATGTAGGTTCTGAATAAGTTTCTGTTTCAATATTATTTTCTGATTTTAATTCTGGTTGTTTTTGATTATTTATAATTTTATCTCTATATGCTATAAATGCCCTGTTAACTTGATTATAAGTTGGTACTTTGTCACTTCCAGCCTCAGAACAAGCAGCTTTCCATATTTTTACAGCATCTTCTGGGCTTTTTACCATTTCGCCTGCTATTGGTCTTAATTGAGTAACTGCTGTTGGCAAAGGGACCGAAGGGTCCTTTTTTGGCAAAATTAAACATCTGAATTTATAAAATGATCTTAACCTTTGAGCTTTTTTATAATGAATAGTCTCTCCATCTAAAGTTAATTTTTGAGATTCTTGTATTAAATATTCTTCCCATGACCTTTTTCCATTTTGACTTCTATATAATTTTTGATCTTTGATTTCCATAAGATTCTGACCAATTATTAGATCACGTTCCATTTTTCCTGCTTGTGCAGAGATAATTTTTGTTTCTTTTTCAATTAATAATAATTGTTCTTGTTCTGTCATAGGAGACTCTTCAAGAATCTCCGTCTGACCAACAATCTCAGGGATTATTGCATTACTCATTTTCGTTACCAACTTCTGGATTTATAACGTCAGCAAGTTTTAAAAACTTTTGTTTTGCTTTAGGTAGTGATGGAAGTTGTTCAAAATCACTATTTTTTGCGTGTTGTGCAAGTGTAATAATCTTTTCTAATCTTGATTCCATTTGGTTATACCATTTTTCAATTTCTAGATTAGTTGCAGCAGCACTTAATAAAGTTACAGTCATATTTAAACTGTCAGGTCTTAAAACAAGACTGTAAGCAGTATGTAAATATTTAGCTGCTTTCTTAAGATTAGATAATACTGAATTATCAGTAATTGTTTTCTTACCTAAAGAAGTTAAGTGATTATTAACTGAATTAACAATATTAGCTATTGGAATTGATTTATTTTCATAAAGGCCATGTTCTTCAGCACCTCTTAAAGCCATCATTGGCGAAGTTAACAAAGTACCATTCCAAACAAAAGGTTCCCAACTAGGATCTTTCAACATACGATCTGAAAGTGCGTATTTGTTTTGCTCCATTTCTAATTTAAGAGCTTTTGGTGTGATCTCATCTAAGAGATAATTTCCGATTTGCTGTGGTTTCTTTTCACGCATTGGATAAGTTGTAAGGGTCATTTAATGAATTAGAGACATATACTCCTTAGAGTGTATATACACTAAATAGGCTTGTCAACCTTCAAGTTCTCTAACACGTTTATTTAGGTTTTCAAACCTTACTACATATTCTTTATCTGTTATTTCCTGTGCAAACCATAAATCTGCAAGATATCCTATCTCATTATTTAATTTTGTTATTAAATATTTTTTTCTTCGATCAAGTTCTGTATAAAGACATTTCATTTTTTACTACCCCATTTTCTTTTAACTTTAGATTTTAATTGTACTTTTTTCTGTCTTGTTATTGATAAGAAACAATCATCAAGTTCATCAATTATATTGTCAAAATCTGCCTGTTCTGATAGTTCTAATGACCTTTGAAAATTAA